TTTGAATTTCGATACCGCTTGGGGGCCACCAATCGAAGCTCTAAAAAATTTGGCGGAGAAGTTTCCTGCACTCACGATAGACCTTAAGTATTTTGAACCGGGAATGGCTTTCGGCGGCGTGGCGAATTTTTCTGCGCGAGATGGTTTTACTGAACGATGTTACAAAAGCCATGAGCCAGAATATGAAGAGCTTGTCGAGGATTTTTCTTACCAAGACGAAAATCTTTCGCCAGATCAAGACGAAGGAAAACTTTAAGAAAATCTTTAATTCGACATCAAGGGCTTGACATTTTATAAAAAGTAGATAAACTAGTCACAGTTGAGATGCGACCGACCGAAAGGCGTCAAGAGTAGGGGACCAGGGGGTGCGCAAATTACTTTACTGAAAATAAAGTAAAATAAGTCTTGTGTTTTTTTAAATATAAAATATACTGTTTGCACAATGAAAGTTACTCAAGCCTCCATCAAGAACTTCCTCAAGAACAAGTTGGCCACTGATAAGTCGTGGGCCACACGAGCTCTCGTTCGAATCCACCAACGTCAAACTCTCGCCGAACAGTCGTGCCAACACACTATCGAGGCCAACGGCGTCGGTTTCAGTGGTTGTGACGCTGAGATTTTGTCTTCTTTTGCTGATCAATTTAATAAAAGAGGTTCGCTTTCTGAGAAACAGATGAAGTTAGTGTTCAGAAAGATGCCTCGTTACTGGCAGCAAATCAAGTCGTTGATCGATCCGGCCGTCTTGGAGAAGATGGTAACGGCTTGACTTTTTTTAAAATTCATATATACTATTCTAACAATGAAACTATTCACTAAAGAAATCAACGAAAAACTCGCTAAGTGTGGATATGAAAATCGTCGTCCCATCTTCAAACTGTTCACTCCCTGGTCCAATTGTACGTGGTTGGTGACGGGTGAAGAAGACGGAAATTTAATTGGATATTGCGATCTTGGAATGGGTTGTGTGGAATTTGGTGCATTTTCAAATAGAGAAGAAATAGAGTCTATTCGTGGTCCGTTCGGACTCACCATTGAACGTGATCTTCATTGGCAAGACGATGACAAGACCGATTACGAAACACGAGAAAGTCTCATGGGAGTTTGAGGCTTGACTTTTTTTAAAATTCATCTATACTATTCTAACAATGAAACACATTCCTAAAGTTCGTAATTGGAAGGTTCGTGAGCTTGAGACTAACAAGATAGTCATCATTTCCACCATCAACAAACGTCTGGCTCGTTGGATTGCAGCAACAGACTTCGGTTTCTACGGAACTAAGGTGGTATCTCTTTGTAAATCGAACGTTTAACCAAAAACAAATAAGAAATTGGGGCTTGACTTATTTCAAAATCCTGATATTCTATTTACACAATGAATGTCTATCATGAATCAAGAAACGCCGTGTATCAAGACCACGGTGACGGTTCCCTCACTCAACTTCTCAAACGAAAGTGTTCAATCGTTTCCACCATCGGATTCTTTCGGAATGACTCTGAAGGTCAGAAACTTGCGAAGGAACTGACTAAGTTTGTCAAAGAACAGTTTGGTTGGAGCGTGTATCGTCTCTACCGTTGTCCCACGGATGGTCGAACGTATGACGCTACCACCAAGAAAAGTCAACGGAGTTCTCGTCGTGGTTCAATCAAGAAACAGGACGCAAAGGTGTTGGTTCTTCTGAAAAATTAAAGTTATACTTATGGGTTATACACATTACTGGAGAAACAAAGTTTCGTTCACCGACGCTGAATGGAATACGATGGTGGAACGGTTCAACAAAGAAGTTCTACCCTTCTACGACATCGCCGGACCTGATTCTCACGGTGTTCCGATTGTTGACCGTAACAAAATCTTTTTCAACGGCACCGAGAAAGATGGTGCGTGTGAATCGTTAGTGTTCCACAAAAAGGCTATAGACTTCGAGTTTTGCAAGACTCGTCGACTTCCCTACGACGCTGCGGTAGTCAAGACGTTGAAAATTGCTCGTGAAGTTCACCCTCAAATTCAACTTTCCTCTGACGGTGGAACGGAAGTGTTTGAAAATTAAAGAAAATCAAATCCCCTCTTTTGAAATTAATAAAATTGAGGTTTGACTTATTTTAGAATCTTGATATTCTATCTCTACAATTTATGATGAGACAACTCAAAATCGGAGATAAAGTAGAATGTTTTGGATTTAGCTCACCAAAATGGTGGGAGTTTTGCTATCTAAAACCCAAATGGTTATGGGAAGATTTTAGTTATTGGTGCAAGAAACAATACCAAAGAATACGTTATGGCTTTCCGCTCGAAGAAAGTTGGGATTTTAGAAGTCATTGCGCCAAATGGGTTTTGCCAAGATTAAAGAAATTAAGAGAAGATACATTGAGTTATCCAAGCCGTCTATCCAATTCAGATGAGACTTCAAGGTATTTTTCAAATCAAAGATATTTTTCCTTTTACAAAGATGTTAGCAAAGACGACTCTAAAACGCAAGAATTCGGCGCACTAAAATGGAATGAGATATTGGACAAAATCATTTGGTCGTTTGAACATATAAATGATGATGTTGACCCAATTTATCCTGAGAATTATGATAGTCGTCACATTGTAGTTGACATTTCAGAAAAAGGAACTGCATTTAGACTAGCAGATGATAGAAAAATTGACTGGTCCCCAATTGAAGCCCATCAAAGACGACTTCAAGAAGGATTTGAATTATTTGGAAAACACTACGAAAATCTTTGGGAGTAATATGACTGAAAATCTATCAAAAGAAAATAAAAAATATCTCGATAGCGTAAAATTTAAAATTCAAGAGTTGCAAAGCCAACAAGATGATCTTTACAAACTTGCAATAAAAACTCTTGAAATTGAAGATACCGACGAGGTTTTTGATTACGTTTTTAACTCAAGAAATGATCAGTGATAACGTAAATCGTTACGTTAAAGTGGTTTACAACTTTCGCAATAATAATAATAAAAGGACTTGACTCTTTAGAAAAACCCTCTATACTGTTTCCACAATGAATCTTGAAACTACTAATCAAACCGTTGACCAAACCATGAATACCACCGTTGACCAAACCGTTGACCAAACCATGAATACCACCGTCGAAGTGCCTGTTATGACCTATGAGGAAAAGATGAACTTTCTCCAAGCAATTCGTGTCGAAATTGGTTTGGAGAAAAATAATTCTTCTTCCGAAGAATTCGTCGACGAATCTCCAAAGGGTAAATACATCGACTTTTACAACATCGGAACCATCTAACAAACAAGAGGCTTGACAGTTTATAAAAAGTAGATAAACTGTTTGCACAATGAAAGATGAACGAACAAAATACGCCTCGTTGATTTACTTCTCCGAAGGTGTTGACCCGGAACGAATCAAACGGTGGATCAAGGCCCTCGAAGAAAAGGGCGTGATTGACGACAGCCGCACCCTCGACTACAACCCCGACCACGGCGAGCCGGTTTGGTATATCCCCTGATACATTATGAAAGTCTATTCCCTACCCAAAGACCTCCCCGCACCAGAGCCTGATTACAAGAACTGGGACTCCAAGAAGGAGCAGGCCCGTGAACAGAACCACACTGATAAACTCAAGGAACATCTGTTGAAACAAGGTTTCACCGGCAAAATGACCGGCAAAATCTATCGTGAAGGCGTCGGTGATGGATATGCGCTTTACATGGTGGCGGATGTTCCCAAGGAAGTCAAAACGTCCCAATCCTTCCTCGTCCACCTTCCTTACGGTGACGCCTATCAGTCTCGTAACGTCAGTTTCATTCCCAAGACGGAAATCTTTCGCCGGATTAAAACAAAGGAAAACTTTAAGAAAATCTTTAATTCGACACCAAGGGCTTGACATTTTATAAAAAGTAGATAAACTGTTTGCACAATGAAATCCTATCTGACCATCGAAATGGGTAACGGTGCCACCTACCGCAACAACAAGTATACCGTCTACGAGCACTCTACCTACCCCCACAGTAGTGTGCTGTCGGGTCAACGTCGTCGTGTTTGGCTTGATGACTTTGACACTCTGTCAGAGGCTCAAGCAGCCTATCCGAACGCGGAAGTGAGCGGTGACACCTACCAAGAACCTTATTTGGAACATCTTTCCGACGATCAATAACGATAGGGCTTGACTTTTTATAAAATTCCGTCATACTAGCTGCACAATGAAAGTTTCCATTACCTTTGACACCGACAACGCCGCCTTCGAGGATAGTTTTTTGATGGAAGTCACCAAAACCCTCTCGCAAGCCAAAGAGGCTATCATCGACAGTGAAAACACCACCAGTATTTGCCGTCCTCTCAGGGACACCAACGGCAACCGTGTGGGTGTGGTCGAGATAGCTGAAGTTTTCTTTCGTCTCTAAACCTGTTACACTTTCACTATGACAAATCAAATGACACACCCCGAAGCAAACATTCTCGCGGAGAATGGATTCACCGTTGATGCTTCTCTAAAGTATGCCGCGGCAAAATTCAATTCTGGGCGGACAAGTTACACCGTCAGCGTCACCGGTTTGCATTCGCCTTGGCGAATCACGTGTAAAAATTATCAGTTGCAACCCAGCATTTACAACTTCAAAACTTTTCATGATGTGATGGAGTTCCTCTGGACTGCCCACCGTGAAAAAGCTTTTCCCGCAATCGTATAAACATCAAATAAAAAAACAAAATGAAAAACATCATCCGCACAATAAATAACCGTCTCTATAAAAACAGTTACGAATTAACTCGCTTCGCTTTTGCATTGCTCGCGTTCCTGATTGTTTTCTGGCTTGCAATGGCTTTTTCAGAAGAAGTAAAGCCAGTTCAATACTATAAGCTAATCACTGAACCCGCTTTGCAACCCGCTTTGCGCTAAAGTCAAGCGAAAAAGTTGTGCCAAGCGTTTTTTAAGAGACGCTTGGCACGCTTCTTGCTATCCCCCCTCCCTTCCTAACCTTTCCCAATAACCAAGATAGCTTCACCATCAAACAATTGCTCGCCACTAAATCCTTCTCAGATCACGGTCAAACCACCGTAAATTATCAAAAAATTGGCTGACATTTACCGTCCATCAATTTAAGTTTAAGAAGGCTTGACTTTTTATAAACTGCTGATAAACTGTTACCACAGTGAAAAACGAAATGACACACACTGAAGCAAACATTCTCGCGGAAACCGAATTCATTAAACCCGTGACATTGACCTGCACCCAAATCTTCACGCTGCGTGGTATCTCCTTCACTGACGCCATCACGCACCCGGCCTACCATTATACCAAAACCACACGGCATCACAATCTCAACGGCTCTGTAGATGTTGAGGAGGCAGTGTTTTTCCACGCTTCGGATAGCCCCACACGTCGCTTGTGGGTGGTATCACGCCACACCAACATCCCGAACCATGTCGAACGCGGGTTAGTATTATCTTAACCGTAACGAACTGATTGTGGTGTGAACGATAGGGCTTGACTTTTTATAAACTGCTGATAAACTGTTACCACAATGAAAACACTCGAAGTTCAATTCATCTCAGAAGTCATTCGAAAAATGCCCGACTTTGCACCCACACTTCGGGCACAAAAGTCAAGTTGTGCACAGGCGTTCATGAAGGCACTATCCGCCGAATTGGTGGATTTTGATAACAAACAATTTCTGATTGATTGTGGCGTGAATGATAGGGCTTGACTTATTTTAATAAACTGTTATTCTATTTTCACAATGAACAACGAACTAATCACGAAAGCGCTCATCAAATTCCCCAAGGCTAAAAAGATCGCCGTTGAAAACTTCACCATGGGTTATGACAGCCTCTCCATGGAAGCTTCCATGAATTTAGAAATGGATGCCCATTGCTACAAGTGGAATACTCATACCGTTGGTGCAATTCGGTGGGTGTTGAATCGTAAACACACTTACTCAACCGTTCGTTAAAATTCCACAAACAAATTAAAAGAATAATTGGTTGACTTTCTATAAAATAAGTCCATACTGTCTGAAACATGAAAACACTCGAAACACAGTTTGTCAGCGGCGAAGGTGGATTTTCTGCCAATCCTCTAACCTATACCCAAGTTCAACGTAATGGAAAATTCGCAGTCTATGAACGTTGCTGTGACGGTAAAGTAAAAGACTACGAAACCATCGTCATTCGTACCCTCAAAGCAGGTACCAAAATCTTCAAACAAACCCTCGCCGAAGACGAAGAACGATATCCCGGAACTTCTCAATGGGGACATTATGCCTGGTCGTTCGGAAACAAATCCGCCGCAATCAATAAACTCAATCAGTTGGTCAAATCAGAATCTACACCCGTCATTCCTAAAGAACAATTCAAAGCCGTCGTTCTAACTCCCAAGAAATTCAAAGGCCGACCCAAAACAATTCGACCCACTCTATCCCTACCCACTCAACACGACGGATTTACCATGAAACAATTGCTCAAGGTCAATCCACAATGGACCCAACCACTCGCCTATATGGAAATTAAAAAACTCGTATCCACTGGTCGCATCGTCATCGCCGATCGAGTAAAATCCAAGTCAGCTCGTGGCCGAGCTTCAGTGGTTTATAAAATAATTGATTAACTCTGTATCAATTTAAAAATTGTGAAAGAAATCTTAGCGATCTTTATTATCGTAATAATCTTCGCGGTAATCCTAATCATATCTTTAGACTCAGTTGATTGAGATAATTATTATTACCCCCCACATTATAAAATATAAAAACCCTCCCACAAACTCAAACACCTATGCCCTCCTACCATAACTAACCACCCTTGTTTATTATCCCCTCCACCGCTCTTTGCCCCCAAACATTGCTATTAAGACCACCCCACCCAACAAATACCCACCGCGAGGAGCCTACCAAACATATATGCTCCCCCACCCCCTGGCCCCGAAGAATACCCCTAAAATGACGGTACCCCCCTACTTCTGAATAGGGGGTCCCCCAACCCCAACTTTGGGCCAGAGTCACCCGACACACACCGAGTATTTTTTATAAGACTTTTTTTTTATAAAAAGCGTATTTTGTTATATAGTTTTTTGTTTATTTGTTAATTTTTTGAAAAAAACCGGGGGGAAAATTTTTTATAGGGGAGATTTTAAGTTAGATATTTGTTTTATTTTTGATTTTGTGATAAAATCTGGAGATATTTTATAATTTTACGAGATAAAATAAGCGGCAGTTGGTGGAGTAAATATTTTTTTGTGAGAGGTGGTGTAAAAGGTATATTTTTTATAGATTTGGGATATATTGTAGGTGTGTGGTGGTAGATTTTTGATTATTTTATATTTTTATAAGTTATTGGTTATTAATGAGTTACAGTTTGTGATATTATTATAATTGATGTTTTTGTTATATAGGATATAGTTATCCACGATTGAAATTGAATGTGTAATTTAGTTTCGATTAAATGAAAAGGAAAAAAAATATGATAAAAACAGTAAAAAATATAGTAATAATGTTGATTATGTTGACAGGTTTTAATGAACTGTCAGCTGCGTCTGCAAATGCGACTAGTAATGTGGTTGCGGATCCATTAACGGCTCGTGCGGTTGCAAAGCCAGAATTTGTAGTGACTCCTAGAGTTGCGTTTGATTCTGGTTATACGACGCGTGCGAATCATCTTGGTTTGCAATTTCAAAAGAACAGTGCGTTTGTGGCTTCCACGATTGCGTTAGAAAACTCTTTTTTGACGCCACAGTTGGGAGTTACGTATTTTATTCGTGGCGAGAACGCTGAACAGGCGGTTTTTGATGCGAATGTTTCACGTAAGCTTGGAAACGGTGCGATTGAAGTTACTGCGGTAGGTGGTGTTGAGAAGCGTATGATAGGTGGTGCGTTTAGCGATACTTTTACTGCGTATGGTGGATTTCGTTTGAACAAGTTTCCGATATTGACTACATTGGCGACTCCATATGTGAGGGTGGCGCGTGATTTTGACACGCAATTGTTTGGTGCTACCTTGGGAGTTGATCGTACTTTTACCTTGGGGCAGGTTGAGTTAACTCCTAGAGTTGAGGCATATTTGTATGACAAGCATACAAGTTACACTGCTGGTGGTACGTTAGCTTATACCGGAGTCAAGTATTTGAAGCCATATATTGATATTGGGTATGTGACGTCTGATACGGCTTTGGCTGCACGTAGGTTTGATGGAAATTTGGCTTTTACCACTGGTGTTAAAGTAAGTTTCTAAAAAGCAAGTGAAAGTTAAATAATGAGATAAACCGTTGAATTTTTTCGACGGTTTATTTTTTTTTAAATATTTATTTAATATGAAAATGAAAATATCTGAATTAAAGTCTATTATAAGAGAATGTGTGCGTGAATATTTAACTGAGAATACTGATGAAGTAAGAAAAGGTACGGTTGAGTTAGAGGGAACTAATTATAATTACGAAGTTGTTGTGAAGGTGGATATAAATTCTATTGAACCGGCTCCGTTGGACGCTGCGGATCGTGAAGCTATATCTGATATGATTGTTGCACAAATTTTGGGAGATGGAAAAAAATAGATTTAGATTAGGCTGTTCTTTGAATTTGATGGGGATGTAATGGTTTCGACAATAGTTAGAGAGAGTATTTGGCACGTCGGGGATGATAGTTGGCCTCGTAAAGAATCTATCAAGAAGATAAACGCTAAAAACGTAATCGCATATGACTTCATTCCTGTTGAGGAAGAAGTTCTTGTTGTGGCTTAATTATAAGTCACCCATAATTAGGATGATGCACAATAGTTTTAATTATGACATTATTGTGATTGGCATTAAAAAGTGATTTAAGTTAATGTTGAAATATAAATCTTAAGATAAACAACTTTTGAGTTTTAGAATTGTTTTTACGAAAATATTAAAAACTATAAGCGTGTAGTCAGGTAATTTGTATAATTATTGGACTCGGGTTCAACTCCCGACATCTCCAGAGCACAGTAGAATATCACCTTCACGTTGGTTGTGCTTGAGTAACGCCGAGAATATTCTGTATTAGTTTAGATTTTACTTTAACGATCTTATTATTCCGTGGGCAAAGAATTTTAATTTTTGCCAATAATTTTTTTTATTTATTTTATTTAAAATAAGTTGGCAGGATATTCTTAGTATGCATATACTATGAAACAGAATGTGAAGTATTCTTCTTTTCATAGGATACTCATTCATTCTGGTATAAATATTAAAAAAGTATGAATAAGTTTATAAAATGTGAGTGTTATGGTCATTTATTGGAATTGGAATATGATCGTGAGTATAACCAGCATTATTTAACGGTTTGGAATTCTGGATTTAGTCGTAATCGATTAAGTTGGTTTAATCGTATTTGTTGGTGTTGGCAGATTTTGAAAACAGGAAATCCGTGGAATGATATGTTTATCATAAATGCGGATGCGAAGAAAGAGATTGTGGAATTTCTTGGGCGGGATGTGAAGGATAAAATTTTATTGAAAGGTTAATTATGGATAATATTTACATGGAAGACGTTGATTATGCGATTGGTAATGAGGTTAAGTTAGAGAAGATCAAACAATTGATTATTGCATCGGACGGTGATAAAAAAGCGTTATTATTGGCGATTGAGAAGATTGTATTTGACAAGTAGAAAGTTAATGTTAGAGTGAGGTTGTATGAGTGATACGAAAAAAAATACTAATAAAAAACAAAATCAGGGTAATAAGAGCAACGTTAATATTAAGAAGTATTGCGTTATTAGGGATGGTCATCGAGTATCTGATCGAGATTATGATACTAAAGAGTCGGCGATTTCCGAGTATGATTATTGGAATCGGCTGACTTTGAATTGGGATCCTACGTCAAAGGTTTCGATTTCTGATCGGCATAATTTAAAAAAGTAAGCAAAGTAAAATTTATTTTGAGTCCGGCCTGATTTGGGTCGGATTTTTTTTTGCAATAATTCATTTAACGTATTTTTTTTAGATATTTATTATTGGTATTCATTTTATGAATAAATTTAAATATACGCCGTTGATTTTACCATCGGATGACGAGCAGCTTCAAGCCTACATAAAAAATCATCGTTTAGTTTTATTGGAGAACGTAATTGAATCGATTAATCATTCGATTGATAAAAGTTTATCTGTCGTTGAAGTTTTCAAATTTGAGAATAGCGATTTTATTGTTACGTTAGATCGTAAGAATTTTTTATGCAATATTAAAGAGATATATGATTATTGTATTGAAAATGAGCATTATGAGTTATGCAATAAAATTAAAAAAATAAATGTAAGGTTAAACAACAAGTATGAAAAAACATAAACTTATCGATCGTAGTTCACACGTTCATCAGGATAAAAAGATTTCATTAAAAATAAACATAAAAGAACAGCAAATTTTAACTGACAAGCAGAAATTGTTTTTGGAATTGGCGTTAAATAAAGAAAGCAAGATAATTTTTGTTTCTGGTCCGGCTGGCACGAGCAAAACATATCTTGCGATATTGAGTGCGTTAAAGTTATTAAATGATCGTAAGGTTAGTGATTTGCTTTATATTAGAAGTGCGGTAGAGAGTAGTGATAGCAAGTTGGGTTTTTTACCTGGAGAAAGTCACGAAAAAATGGCGCCATATTTGCAACCATTGATTGACAAGCTTGAGGAATTTTTAAATAGAAGCGACATTGATTTTTTGCAAAAGAATGAACATATTGATTCTGTGCCGGTAGGATTTTTGCGTGGGTTGAATTGGAATGCTAAAGTTATTATTTCAGATGAGTCGCAGAACATGACTACTAAAGAATTGGTGACATTGGTAACCAGAGTTGGAGAGTTCAGCAAATTATTTATATTAGGTGATCCGGATCAATCTGATATTGGAAACAAGAGTGGGTTTAAAAAAATGATTGAATTGTTTTCGGATGAAGATAGTCGAGAAAACGGAGTATATACTTTTGAATTTACTGAGGATGACATTGTTAGGTCTAAACTGGTTAAATTTTTAATTAAAAAAATGAAAAAGATGGGTTAAAGACTATTTATCCTCTGATATATGTCTAATAAAAAAATTACTGAATTGACTCCAATGACGTCTGGAAGTCTTGATACTCAGGACTTATTAGTGGTGGTAGATAGAAGCTTCTCTGAGACCAAAAACATGAGCATACATGAGTTTTCTGGATATTTGTCCAAAAAAGTCATACCCGAAGAAGCCGTTCACGCATTAAATGCGGAATCGGCTGAAATTTCTACTGTTTCAGAAAGAGCGTTTATATCGGATGCCGCCATATCTGCGGATATCGCGACGAGTTCTTCTGTTTCTGACACGGCTAATGTCGCTAGATCGGGTGGAGAAGAAGGTCAAGCCTTTTATATAAGATCATATAATAATACACAGATTAGTAATTTAGTTAATTTGAAAAATGGAAGTATTATATATAATTCCGATGCATCGGAAGTTCAAGTGTATGACGGTGGTGAGTGGAAAAATTTAATAGTTGTTAATTCTGTTGGAGATGGTAATTTTAACAATTTAACGGCGAACAACATTACGTCGCCGATAGGCAACTTCACCAATTTAACGGCAAGCAATCTTACAGCGAGCAATATTACATCTCTAACCGAAGCCTACGAAGCACGTATTGGAAATCCAAACCAAATAGCTCAGTTTTTTTATAGAAAAGCTCAAACAAATTTTCTTAATGATAATCAAATAAATGCACTTGATTACTCATATCCGTCAGTTGTAATAGCAGCAACTGGCTCTGAATCCGGCGGCGGAGGATTAAATATGGCGTTGGCAATTGGCGGAACCAGACGTGCAAAAAACGTGTTTCAGACAACCGGCGAATTAGGATTTCACATATTTGATAAAGCTGATCAAAAATTAGCACAAAGCTTGATTGCATCTATAGGAGCATTTGCCGAATCTGATACTAAAGGAGACAGAGGTGGAAATTTGGCATTTTTTACGGTAAAATCTGGATCCAATAACAATTTTCACAAAGAAGCAAGAGTCGTAATTACACATGATGGAAAATTTGGAGTGGGAACGGGAATAGTTCCAAATGCGAATTCTGGCCTGTGCACAATAAATGGAAACGGGTTGGGCGGATACGGAAATCAATTTTTTTCCAGCAGTGTGTTACACGTAATTAAAAGTGATGCGGAGTTGGGATTTGACGCGGGAATTTATATCTCGTCAAATCCCCATAATCAAAACGCAGGAAGAGGTGGAGGTATTACATTTCAAAATTCCGATGTTTGTACTGCAGGTATTTATGGTTTAAGAACCTGCGGGCAGACGGATGGACCTACCAATTGTTGGGGTAGCGCATTATCATTTTACACACATAATGACGTGGACTATAACGTATTTAACAGTACATTTACTGAAAAGATGCGTATCAATCATAAGGGTGATGTTAATATTCAGAGTGGAAGTCTCAATGTCAATAGTGGAAGTCTCAATGTCAATAGTGGAAGTCTCAATGTCAATAGTGGAAGTCTCAATGTTAATGGTCAAATTGCAGGAAAATTTTTCACCTTGCCTGGTACGTTTGGCGGTTCACCCGCAACCGCTTCAGTTACAGCTTCTACTAATAGTGTGGTACAAATGACTGTAACCGGGAGTTCTGCTATAACGATAACTTCTTCTGCGATTCCTTTGGCTGGCTCAAATTTTACTTTAATTTTAAACCATACTAATCCTGGTTATACTGGAACAATTACATTTTCGTCAGGTCAATTTGCTACCAGCAGTAACAGTAACTACAGTGGTTTAAGTGCAGTCAGACGTTCTGTTCTTGTTTTCGTTTCTGATGGATCCAAGCTTATTGAATGTTCTAGAAATACGAGTACTACGAGTACTTATCCCTGATTAAGTCTTGATAATAATTTGTATGGATTCTAACAATAAAAGTATAGATGATCTTTTAGAAGAAATTTTAAAAATTTCATTTGAGAAGGCAAAGAATGGAGACGTTGATTTTGCTAAAATTAATGAGTTGGCGTATATTATAAAGAAAAAGTTATTGTATTTAAAATAAGTTGAATAGTTATTGAATTGAGTTAAAATGGGTGGATGAAAGAATATACTGAGGTTGAATTACAAACAAACTACGAAAATTTTTTATCTTTAATAAAGTCTTTATTTTCGGGAGAGAGACTTGAAAGGTTGTTATATTTATACGATGAAGATCAGTTTGGATTGCGTTTGATTACCGCGCCGGCTTCTTCAAAGTTACATTTTCACAATGCATATATTGGTGGTTATTTGGATCATATTAATAATGTATATCGGGCGTCTTTGGGGGTAAAGAAGTTGTGGGAAGTGATGGGGGCTACGATAGATTTTACGGATGAGGAGTTGGCGTTTTCGGCGTTGCATCACGATTTAGGAAAGTTGGGTGACAAGCAGCAGGGAGAGTATTATTTGCCACAGGATAACGATTGGTATATTAAAAATCGTGGTGAGGCATTTAAATTTAATTCAAATTTGCAATATATGGATGTTGCGGATAGGGCGTTATATATTTTGCAGCAATATCAAATTAAGTGTAGTTGGAGAGAAACTTTGGCTATAAAGTTGTCGGATGGTTTATATAATGAGGCGAACACTTCTTATTTAAAGAATTACAATAATGATCATGATTTAAAAAGCAATCTTCCTAGAATTATTCACCATGCGGATTATTTGGCGTGTAGGGTTGAATATGACGCGTGGAATTCTGTTAAAAATTCTTGATATAATATTATTTTGGTATATATGTATATATGTCAACACCTATGTTGGGTTGGCACAGATGTATATCCATGTGGAGTACATAAATAGAAAGATAAAATATGAATATTATAAAAAACAATCCGTTATTTCGTTACACATCTCGCGATGAATTTTTGACACCCTTTGATAAAATCTTTGATGATTTTTATAAAGCTACTTCTCCGAATTTTGGCAAGGAATTTGGGGTAGATTTTTTTGAAAAGGGTGCATATCCTAAGATAAATGTGACCGAGTACGAAAATTTGGTGATTATAGAGGCTGGTATTCCTGGTTTGACTAAAGCTGATATTAATGTGGAGATAGAAACGGGAGTGTTAACTATTACAGGAAATAAAGTTTCAAAAAATAACACAAACGATGTAATATGTAATTCGTATCGTGAATTAAAGCATAGTAGTTTTGTTCGTAGTTTCAGTTTGAGTGAAAATATTGATACTGATACAGTTGATGCGAAAGTTGAAAATGGGTTATTAACTATTGTGTTAAAAAAGTTAAAACCGACTAATATTTCCAACAAGAAAAAGGTTAATATTAGTTAAAAATAAAGGTTATATTTGACCTTTAACCCTCGATCAAATCGAGGGTTTTTTTATTTTTACACTATTTATAAAATATGAATAAGTTTAATTTTAAAAATTTGGTAGGAATTACTTCATTATTTATTGCTGCGTGTGCGGCATATTTTTCTATAATTGGAATTGCGATGTTATTTTCTGGTTCTAAACAATCGGCTATAATCATGGCATTTTCGTTAGAGTTAGGTAAATTAGTAGCGACGAGTTATTTATTTAGATATTGGCAAGACACACGCCGGCTTTTAAAGTTTTATTTAACACTGAGTGTTATTGTATTAATGTTTATAACGTCATTGGGTATCTTTGGTTATTTAAGTGCATCGTATCAACGGTCTTCGTTGGCAGATAAGGCTAACGAGGAAAAAATTCAAATATATGAATCTAAGAAAACCTCATATGTTGATAAAATTTCACAATCGAAATCGAGAATAAAAAGTCTTGAAGATTTGCGGATCTCACAGGAACGTAGATTGAGTGAGGCGATGACGAATATATTTATAGCTAGAAATCCTATTCAGCTACAGGAGATACAGTCTCAAACGGTGGAGTTAATTTCCAGCAACGAAAAAAGTATTGAGGGAGAAAACAAAAAAATTCAAGATGCCAACGATGAAATTTTTAAGTTAAATGAGACTATTAATCAGTTTAAATTATCGGGAAGAGAACAAAGTGATATAATTACCTTTAAATTTGTGGCAGATGAATTTAATTTAACGATGGATAGAGTAGTAAAGTGGTTTATTTCTATATTGATATCGGTTTTTGATCCGTTGGCTATTTGTTTGTTATTGGCGTATAACAACATTATATTTTTGGAAGACAAAAAAAAAATAATATAGTTGGAGAGAAAATTATTGACAATAAAAGTTTACATAATACTGTAGGAAGAAATCTGAATGCGTCTAATGCTAAATATAAAAACGTTAGAAAGCATGATATTTTTTCTAGATTGTTTAGAAATAATTGATTTTGGAAAAAGATTTTAATATATAGTTTATATTATGGGTGATGAAAATATAACTGAGGTTTTAAGATTATTAAAGAAATCAATCAAAACAAAAGATTGGGAGTATGTTTTGGAGTCGATAGACTATCTAGAAGAATATGTCGAAGACGATTCAGACGATGAAAAATACTAATTTAAATGGATCATATTTTACTTATATTGTTTATAATTTCTTTAATTGGAAATATTATATTATTTAAGTTATTTCGTATAAATTTAACTAAAGTGGATATTTACGAAGCTTGGATTTTAGGATATAAAAATCAAATTGAAGAAACGTATCAGGCGTTAAAATTTGTAGATGAAAAACAAATATTTGAAAAAGATGATGAAGTTGGTTTTGTATTTTCTGACATATTGAAAATTATCAAAGATTTAAGGACTAAAATTTATGAAGAAGAAACTGCTAAAGAAGAATAAAATGCGAAAAGTGCGTAAAATAAGTAAACCCAAGTCTTTTTTAAAATCAAAAAAGTTTTTTAAAAAACAAAATAAAATAAAAAAAATTAAGGTGATAAATATAACCGACTCAGTTAGTTCTAACAATATTAAGCCGGTCGAAGTTGTTAGAAAACGTTCAGGAAAAGGAAAAATGTATTTTACAAAAGAAACTGAGGATGCAATTATTTCTTACAACAACGAGGTTGACGATCTTATAAAAAATCAAATTTTTGAGACTAAGATAAAATTTGCTTTGGAAAAATTGGTAGAGAATATATTTAATACTTTTAAATTTACGTATTTTGATGTAGGTCCGTTAGAAGTACAAAAAGAAACTTTATCTCATCTTGTAGCAAATCTGCATAAGTATGAATCTGGAAAAGGAAAAGCTTTTGCATATTTTAGTATAATAGCAAAAAACTATTTAATTTTTCATAATAATACCAATTACAAGCGATATAATCAACATGTAGATATTAGCGAAGAAAATGAAGAAAACACGGTAAGATTACAATCTGAAGATTCTCACTATAAAAATGTAGAGACACAACAGTTTATAAAGATGATGGTAGAATATTGGGAAAAAAATTTAAATGATATTTTTTCTAAAAAAAGAGATTTGAAAATTGCGGAAGCCGTTGTGGAGTTATTTAGAAATAGTGATCGAATAGATTATTTCAATAAAAAAGCATTATATCTTTATATTAGAGAAATTTCTTCTTGCAAAACGCAGCAGATAACCAAAGTAATTAATAAAATGAAAGAGTATCAAGATAAAATAACGAGGTTATATATGGAACATGGAAAAATTTGATAATAAGTATTACGCTTATCAACTTGTCGATTCTTCTGACGGCAAGACTTTTTATGTTGGTAAAGGTTGTAAGAACCGAATGTATAAACATGAAAAGGATGTTAGATTAGGAAAAATTCCCAATAAAACAAATTATAAATTATATTATAAAATAAAAAAATTAATTGACGAAAACATTCCTATATTGTACGAAAAATTAACCGAAAATGTTAATGAGTTAGAAGCTTTAGCCTTAGAATCTGCATTTATAGAATATTATGGAATAGAGAATTTATGTAATTATTTCAAAAGTTGGTCAGGAAAATCTTTCAGAAGCGAACAGACTAGAAAAAAACAAAGTTTGGCGAATAAAGGACCAAACTCTTATATGTATGGCAAACCCAAAACGGCGGATCAAACTTTAAAAAATAAAATTGCTCACTTGGGAAAGAATAACTATAGATATATACATAAAAAGTATACATTTTATAATAAAAATCTTGATATATTAGAGACTTTAACTCCTTACGATTTTAGAAAAAAATATAACATAGATAGTGGCGGGTTACATTTATTTTTAAAAGGAAAACGTTTTTCTATAAAAGGTTGGACGTTAGGAATCCCATTGGAAGATATTGAAAAAAACCGAAGATCCAAAATAAGTAAAAAATTAAAAGGAAAGGCTAAAACTATAACCCACCGTAAAAACTTATGGAAAAATCGAAAAAAAACTTGATAATGTGATATATTTATAAACATCATGGATTTACAAGATATTGAAATATATAAAGGAAAGTCATTTTCTTCTTTATGTAAAGAGATTGTGGTTAATCAAAACGAAAAAAAGGACCAGTTAGACGTATTAATTAGCGAACTGCGGGCTTTAATTAAGACGGTTAATGATGCTATGATTATAGTTCCTTTAATTAAGGACTATATGGATGTGGGTGTAAAAAATGACGAACAGTTAGTTAAACTGGCGGCAGTTATTCAAAGAATATTATCAAGGCAAAATGAAAGTGGCGATGGATCAGTAGCCATGATAACTGATGCAGAAAGAGAAGAATTAATGCGAGAAGTGGAAAATATTCAAGACGGACATAATAGTTCTATAAAAATTAAGGATATATCATGAGTTATACTGTAAATAATAACGTAGTTAATACGGCAAACGAAGATTATAACTTATTGTATACTCGTAGAGATGCTAAAAATCTTGTTGAAAATGTTTTTAGTTATCAGTTTGAACCGGGTTTGGTATTAGATGTTCTTTTAAACGATTCTCATCCCAAGTTTAAAAATGAAAAAATGGGAAAAATGAACGATCCACAAGATCGTCCTATTAATTATAATGGAGAAGAAGCAAAAACTACAGATAACTCTTATTTTGTTATTGGCAGCGTTTTAGTAAGATTGTGTTATTCTCAACAAAAAAAAGATCAATCTGAATTAATTTGGGCCTGTCCGTTAGACAATTCATTTTCTACATTTCCACTTCTAAATGAAATAGTACACGTCGTAAAAATATTTGACACTTATTATTATACTAATAAAGTAAATACTAGAAATTTTTCTAATACATCTGCGGATTTTAGATATGAACAAACTTACGGAAAAAGATCTAGAAATACGTCTTACGAAGAAGTGACGTTAACCGGACCAGAATCAAAGCTAGATTCTACTAAAAATTCTAATCAGAACAGTTTTAACGGAATTTTAGGTAATTATTTTTGGTTTAATTCAAGAATAAGAAATTTAAGAAGATTCGAGGGTGACAGTGTATTTGAAAGTAGATTTGGACAAAGCATCAGGATGGGATCTTATGATGATAACAGAAGCAATGACAAGGGAAACTATACTGATTACAAAAGTGGTAAAGATACACATGGTGGCGGAAATCCGATGATATTAATCCGAAATCGTCAACGTCCATTAACGCAAGATAAAAAACAGACGTTGCATCCACTTTTAAATACCATATCGGATATTTCTTCTTCATTAAATGAAAAAAATGTGGGCGGATACATGATTGAAGATATTAATAACGATGGTTCATCAATTCATATAACTAGCGGACTTACTGTTTCAAAGTTTAGAACCACTTGTTATAAAAAATATTTTTCAACAGATAAACAAGAAGAACAGTTAAAGTTTATTCCGTCGGAAGCTACAAAATTTAAAACTCCAGTCTTTAATAAAGATCAAATTGTGATTCATAGTGATAGATTAATTTTTGCTTCTAGGTTTAACGAAACCATGCATTTTTCAAAGAAAAGATATATGATAACCACGGATAGTGAATACACCGTGGACGCGCACGATCAAATTGTATTGACTACAAATCAAAAAACTGTGATAAATTCGCCCGCGATTTATTTAGGCGAATATAATAATACCAATGAACCAGCGTTATTAGGTCAAACAACGGTGGATTGGTTATATGATTTATGTTGTTGGTTAGAAGAACACGTTCATCACTATGAACATTCGCATTCTCATTCTGGTGAAGCGTCTCCATCAGACACTCAAGTTCCTGTTCAATTAACAGAACTCCGTGCGTTGCGTGATCGATTACATACCTGTTTAAGCCGAAGAGTATTTTTAACAGGAGGTGGATATGCGACAGGAGCAAATGGAAAGTCTATAACCGATGGAGTAAATCCTGTTTCAATAGAAAATATTGACAGTGAGATCGGGGTTTCAGGAATTCCTGGCGGTTGGACAGGTCGTAGCAGAAGATTGGATGCTGTATTTGATGACGAAACTGTGAGTGCAGCAGAATCTCAAATAGAGTCTTCTATGAACGATATATTAGAGGAATTTGGAGAGACATTATCTCCTGCCGAATTGACCGTTTTATTGTCTGACGTAATAGATCAATCTTTAGCAGAATAAAAAATATGCCTACATATACAAATTTACCATCAACGCCAAGTTTACCATCGATACCAAGTTTACCATCGACACCAAGTTTATCATCGATACCAAGTTTATCATCGATACCAAGTTTACCATCGATACCAAGTTTACCATCGATACCAAGTTTACCATCGATACCAAGTTTACCATCGATACCAAGTTTACCATCGATACCAAGTTTACCATCGATACCCGAATTTAAGGTTCCTAACATATCAGGCAATCTCAAATCTATAGCAGATAAAATTGATATTTCTAAAATAAAAATACCCAACGTATCTAAACTTTTAAATTCATTACCTAGTGTTTCTATAAAATCTCCAATTCCACGATTGCCATCTTTTACGTTGCCAAAATTATCGGCAAAGTTACCAGTTTTGAAATTATCGATACCCAAACTACCTTCAATACCAAATTTACCATCGATACCAGGTTTACCATCGATACCAGGTTTACCATCGATACCAGGTTTACCATCGATACCAGGTTTACCGCCGATACCAAGTTTACCGCCGATACCAAAAGTCAACTTGCCAAACTTTAATAAAATGAAAAATACGATAGCTTCAAATTTAAAATCTAAAATTCCTAAAATGATTAACAATTTTAAATTAAACTCTAGCTTGCCTTCGCTTCCGAACTTGCCTTCGCTTCCGAACTTGCCTTCGGTTCCGAGTTTGCCTTCGGTTCCGAGTTTGCCTTCGGTTCCGAGTTTGCCTTCGGTTCCGAGTTTGCCTTCGGTTCCGAGTTTGCCTTCGGTTCCGAGTTTGCCTTCGGTTCCGAGTTTGCCTTCGGTTCCGAGTTTGCCTTCGGTTCCGAGTTTGCCTTCGGTTCCGAACATCTCTAGAATTGTTTAATAGTTTATTTAAATAAGTTTATATTTATAATATATGAATACTGAGACATTTAAGAAAATGATAAAAGAAACTGTAAATGAGGAATTAAAAGTTGTATTGCCGCAAATACTAAATGAGTTCTTTTCAAGAAACCTATCTTTACCTAAAAATAACGAGGGAAGTCTTAAAAAGATATTAGATGCTTCAAAAGGTGTAAAAGAAACAAAGACAAATTTAGAAAAAAAGACGTATATCAAAAATAATTCGGTGTTGAATGATATTTTGAATGAAACGGTTGTCAAAATTCCTAACGATAATGAAATATCTCCCATAACAAATTCCACGCCGTCAGTCTTAAATAATACTGAAAACTTGCCTGATACGTTGTCTTCTGTTTTTACAAAAAATTACTCTTCTTTGTTAAAAGCTGTAGATGAGAAAGTCAAAGAAAAAAGATTATAAATGACTATAACTTCCTCATATTCTCCTATCGGATTAGAAGTGCCTTTTACAAGAGGTAATAATGGTTATTTTCAACAAACGTTCGATACTAACAGTCAAGTAAAACAAAATCTTTTAAATTTTTTAAAAACTAAAAAAGGAGAAAGGCGGATGTTTCCTCAATTCGGCACTAAATTATATGATGTAGCATTTGAACAAATTAATGAAACTACAATCGAAATAACAAAAAATATAATAAATGAAGAAATAAAATATTGGGTGCCAGAGGTCACGATAGAGAAAATTATAATTTCTGACAAATCTGATAGGGAAAATACTGACGGATATAAAATATACATTTCTTTAAATTTTATTATAAATAAAACTAATGAATCGGATAATTTAGTGTTGGAATTACAATCTAATAGAATTTAATTATGGCAACTATATTAGATAAAAATTTTAAACCTCAGGCAAGAGAAGTAAAATATCTCAGCCGAGATTTTAATCAAATTAAACAAAATTTAATAAATTTTGCAAAACAATACTATCCTAAATCGTATAAAGATTTTAGTGATGCTTCTCCTGGAATGATGTTTATAGACATGGCATCATATGTCGGAGACGTTCTTTCTTTTTATATTGATTATCAGTTCAAAGAAGGGCTTATAGAATTTTCAGAAGAACGAAAGAATGTAATAAATTTAGCAAAATATTTAGGATATACTACAAAACCATCTAAACCATCAATTACTACTTTAGATTTATACATGATCGCTCCAGCCAAAAGAAATTTGGACGGAAAGTTTTCGCCCGACGAAAGATACATGGTAAGTATTTCGGAGGGAATGGAGGTTGTTTCTTCGACAGGAGTTTCATTTTTAACAACCGACGAGGTGAATTTTTC